AAAGAAGCAGACGTTGAGACTTGGTGCGATCCTCGTATCAGAGTCGGTCACGAGAAGACAAGGGTCATCTAATGAACGCTGGAACCTTATACAACTTGTACTATGATAATGAGGTACTTTATCAGTGCCTCACTGAGGATGAGTTGGGCGAAGTTCTACAAGACTTAGCAGACCGCTTTTTCTCGGACGAAGAGAATAATATAAACCCAGACAAAATTGATGTACAACCACAACGGAGATAAAAATGCCCGTCAAAACTAAATCAGGAGCATGGGGATCTTCCCAATTCGTAGAGACAATCCCCAAAAAAACTCGACAAGGAAAAGGTAAGCATACAAAATATGCCGCAACGTCTCGAAATAATTCACAAAAGAGATATAAAGGACAAGGAAGATGAATTCAGAAGAACGAACCGCCGCAATCGCTCGTTTTCCTAAAGAATATAGAGAAATGAAAAAAGGTAAATTAAGTAAGAGGCAAATAGAGTTATTAGATGGTTCGTCAATTAAATCACATGAGGGAATGGTATTCGGTCAAATGTATTCCGAATGGAAACGATCTAGGGGATTGGACTAGTCATATGAAAGACATCCAATGGTCTGCTTACATACTACTACCTTCTAATAGATTACAGAAGGTAGAATTTGTTTGCGAATCTAACTTAAGACAAGACGCTGAAGCAAAGTGTAAAGCAATGTTTGGTGTTACTGATGTCAGACAACTCAAGAGGGAATGGTAATGAACGATTGGAGAGAATGGGGATTATTATCCTCTATGTTAATAGTAGCAGTCATGTGGGTACAAGTACCACAGTGGGCAGATGATTGGGCAGTGTGTGCTGTAGATATACCTGACGCTAAGTGTCATTGGTATGTTGCATCACCTGATAATACTTTTGGTGAAGGATTTGATTGGGAGGATGCACCTTGGTTTGATGCTAATGGTCTTAATGATGTAGCACCAATGCAAGAAAAAACAGTCGTAGAGAAACTACAGGAACAATGAGTTTTGATAAAGTTGAATCCGTTACTATTCCTAACTTTGGTATACTCGAATTAAAACTAAATGATGAGAGTATTAAAGATTTAGAAGATTCTGTTAATAATATACCTAACCGAGACGATGAACGATTTAATCAATATCCTTTAGAAGATCCAGAACGTAAAATAGGTAAAATAGCATATGATGCTGTTGATGAATATTTAAAGAAATGGGATATACCTGCAAACGATAGAAGTACGCATAGACATAAACTAGGTATACACAAACTCTGGGTTAGAATCAATAAACCAGGTGACTATGTAACCTTGCATCATCATCAAGCAGTATTCAGTTTTGTTATATGGGTTAAGATACCAACTGATTGGAGAGATGAAGAGAAGGGTTTTAATATGCACCCTGATGCAAGTGATTTTATGTTTACCTATAGCGATATTATGGGTCAACACCACAGAAGTAATTTTAAATTAGATAAAACTAAAGAAGGTACAATGTTATTCTTCCCTAGTGATATAAATCATATGGTATTCCCTGGTTATACGTCAGATGATTATCGTATATGTATTGCTGGGGATTTAGTGTGGCATTCATTGTATCCTGATTTAAATACTGAACAACAAATGTACCTTTTACACGAAAAAGACCACTATCCTTTCCCTTCCGAGTATAATCCCAATGAGAATGAACGACCAAACTAAAATAATGTACGCTCTAGAGCATCTTGCCCATCTATATGACCTTACAGAAGACAATTATTGGGAAGAATACCTTTATGATAATATAAGGAGCATAGAAGTCGTTTTAGAGGCACAATTAGACGGTATTAATAAGCGAAAATTTGGAAGATAAATATAAAGGTCTTGGATATAGAGGAATGTTGATGGAAATCGAAAATAGAACACTAATTACAGAGACTGACTCTGATCACCAGTTGAAAAAGATAGCAAAAAGGAACGTTGATTTGCCTAAAGAGGAACTTTATGATCCTTCAACGCAAATAACTGATTGGGAAGTGACTAAATAGATATTAAATAAAGTATTAAATAAATATCATGCCCGTAGAGAGGTCTAGTGTTGGATTCAAAGACATTAGTTTATCTTTAAAGAGGAATCCTCTTACAAAAGATCTACTAGTGCTTAAAAATGAGTCTGCTATCTCTCGTTCTGTGCAAAATCTTGTATTGACTCTACAAGGTGAGAAGATGTTCGACCCTAGTTTGGGTTGTGCTGTAAGTAGACTCCTTTTTGAGAACGTAGATTCATTTACTGCTGACAATTTAAGACGAGAAATTGAAGCAGTTATTAAAAACTATGAACCAAGGGTAATTATTGATAATGTAAAGGTAATACCTGATTTTGATAATAATGCAATGGATGTGACATTAATATATCTGATAATTGGTATTGATGTACAACCACAACAATTATCATTCGTCTTATTACCTACTCGATAGATGGCATTAGTAAATTTTTCAAACTTAGATTTTGACCAAATCAAAACGCAGGTAAAGAGTTATCTGCGAACTAACAGTGACTTTACTGATTTTGACTTTGATGGGTCTAATTTTTCCATCTTATTAGATACTTTAGCATATAATACTTACATATCAGCATATAATGCCAATATGCTGTCTAATGAGGTGTTTATTGATGGTGCAACACTAAGAGAAAACGTTGTATCATTAGCAAGAAATGTCGGTTATATACCTAGATCTAACGTTGCTGCAAAAGCAAAGATATCATTCTTCTTATCTACTAGTAGTTTAAATATAAATCCCACTTCAATTACTCTTAGAAAGGGTATTGTGGCAACAAGTGCTGCTAATTATGGTAATCAGAGTTATACATTCTCTATTCCAGAGGATATTACTGTTCCTGTATCGGGTGGTATTGCTTCTTTTGATGCAATAAGCATATATGAAGGCATTTATCTAACAGAAACCTTTACTTATGATGCTTTAAACAAAGATCAACGCTTTATTCTCAATAATACTAACATTGATAGTAGTTTATTGAGAATAGATGTAAGAGAATCTAAGGAAAGTTCGATAACTAGGAAGTATAAGTACGTAAACAATATTACTGAACTAAAAAATACCGATGATGTCTTCTTTTTAAACGAAATTGACGATCAAAGATACGAAGTATTCTTTGGTGACGGTGTTTTTGGTAGAAAATTACAAGATAAGAACTATATTGTTGCCTCATATATCACTACAGTAGCACAAGAGGCAAATGGAGTGTCTGAATTTACCTTTGTAGGTAGATTAAAGGATAATAATGGTAACGTTGTTAAACTTTCTTCTCCAATTGTGACTGCAGATGAGTCATCTGGTGGTGGTACAGCGATTGAAACTATTGCTTCTATTAAAAAGTTTGCTCCTAGGGTCTATGCATCTCAAAATAGGGCAGTAACAGCAACTGATTATGAGACAATTTTACCTCAAATATTCCCTGAGACTGAATCTGTCTCTGTTTATGGTGGTGAAGAGTTAACTCCTCCTAAATTTGGTAAGGTTTATATTACCGTAAAACCAAGAAATGGTACATATTTACCAAACAACATTAAAGACAACCTAAAAATTGCTCTTAAGAAGTATGCGGTAGCAGGAATTGTCCCAGAATTTGTTGATTTGAAGTTCCTGTATATTGAATATGACACTTCAGTCTACTATAACATCAACTTAGGTACAGCACAGCAATTGCAAAGTGTTATATCAACCAATATTGATATGTATTCAGAATCTACAGATTTGAATAAGTATGGATCAAGGTTCAAATACAGTAAATTCCTCAAATTAATTGACGACTCTGATCGTGCAATTACATCAAACATTACAAACGTGAGTATAAGGAGGGATTTAAAGGTATTACTTAATCAGTTTGCTGAATATGAGATTTGTTTTGGTAATGAATTCCATGTTAAAAATGCTACTGGTTATAACTTTAAGAGTTCTGGAGTCTCTATTAGTGGTATAACTGGTACTGTTTACTTCAGTGATATTCCAAATAAGGATATGATGACTGGAACTGTTGTTATTTTTAAATTAGATGCCACACAAACTCCTGTAGTTGTACGTCAGAATGCTGGTAAAATCGACTATAAGAAAGGTGAGATTACTATCAACGCTCTAAATATTACTGCTACTACCAAGAAGGCATCTGGAGACCAAATAATTGAGGTCTCTGCTATTCCTCTATCCAATGATATCATTGGAAAACAGGATTTATATCTACAATTAAGTACATCTTCATCAACTATAAATATGGTTTCTGACACAATTTCCTCTGGAGCAGAGCTCTCAGGATCGGGATATATAGTATCATCTAGCTACACCGACGAGGAATACGTAAGGTTGTAAAGATATGCAAAATAGAGTAAAAGCCCGTCACCTAATACAGGATCAGGTTCCTGGTTTTGTTAGGGATAATTATCCCGAATTTCAAGGATTCCTTAGATCGTATTACGAATCTCTAGAGGAACCTGGTGGTCCGTCAGATATACTTAATAATATTGACCAATATGTAAGATTAGAGAATTTATCTGAATTGGTTTATTATACCGACACCACAGATGGTGTTGGTTTATTTTCTGATGTAATATCAGTAACTAATACACAAGGATTTCCTGAGACTCATGGTTTAATACAGATTGATAGTGAGGTTATAACTTATCAAAGTAAGACACCAACTACATTTGTTGGTTGTGAGAGAGGATTTAGTGGAATAACATCATATAAAGGGCAAACAGACGATAGTTTAACATTTAGTGATACTGAGGTATCTGAACATGTTAGTGGTTCAGTAGTATATAATCTAAATTCTTTATTCTTATTTGAGTTTTATAAAAAGTTTAAAGGACAATATGCACCAGGATTTGAAGATTTATCATTCTTTGAGGAAGTTAATGAGAAGGTTATAGTTTCTAGATTAAAAGATTTCTACTCTGCAAAGGGTGCTAGTTCATCATTTGATATTCTTTTTAAGATACTTTTTGGTGTTGATATATCAGTTGTTAAACCAAGAGACTTTTTATTACAACCATCAGATGCAGATTATCGAATTGTTCGAGATCTTGTAGTACAAAAGATGACTGGAGATCCAGAAGATCTTGTTAATAGAACTCTTTTTCAAGATGAATCTGGTAAAATCCAAAAAGCAACTGGTTCTATTACGGCAGTTGAACAACTTATTAAAGATAACAAATCATATTATAGATTAAGTCTTGATTATAATCCTGATATTGAACTGTTTAAATTTACTGTTCATCCTAAAACAACAATTACTTCAGCAGTTGGTTTAGGGCAGGATTATATTGATGTTGACTCAGCTCTTAGTTTTCCAGATTCTGGAACACTTAATGTTTATATTGATAGTACTGAATATTCTATTACATACACATCTAAGTCTTCTAATCAATTCTTTGGTTTAAATTCTCCTATTGAAATCCCAATTACTAGTGAAGTAACAACTCCAGATTATGCATTTGCTATTGATAATGATGGTAATGATATAAGAGTTAAAGTAACTGGTGTTCTTGGTGAATTGGTTTATGATGCTACAGCATCAAACTATTATCAAGCAGGTGATCAAGTTGAAATTATATCTTTAGGATATGACTCATCACAGCAAATTTACAAGAGTTGGATATCTAATATTACTCCTGAATATGACATATTAGATATTGTAAAATTAACTAATAATATTAATGGTGCGGCACAATATAGATTAACTACATACGATGAACATATATTTACTCTAGGTGATATTGGTACTTTAACTGCTAGTGATGGATCTATCTACGATGTAGGTGTTCTTGCTGTAGGTGATGAAAAAACTTTTGATGTTAATTTACCTGCAAATCTTGTAACTGCCAATTTAAGATTTACTGTTAGAAGAGGAATATCTAAAGTTATAGCGACAAATCTTCCAAATCTATCAAAAGTATCTGCTAATTTACAGAATGTTTATACATCATTAAATCATGGTGTTAGAGATGCTTATGTAGTCTCTCCTTCCTTACCAGATTACTTTAATACTCCAATTGTACCTAAAGACCAATCAGTGACCTTTAGTGGGCAATTTAACGGGTTTGAGATGAACATTGGTTCAAACCCATTCTATAGTGGTGACCCTGTTTGGTATACTGCAGATAATAATATACCTCTTAATATTCCAGAAGGTCAATATTATATTAAAAAGGTTAATGCAAGTACAATTAGTCTTGCAACAAGTAAGTCAAATATAAGAAATGGTATTTTTGTAAGAGTTTTTGGTACAGTAACTAATAATAAGATAGAATTGCTAGATTTTCATAATAAAGAAATAAAAAGTCAAAATATTGTTAGAAAATTTAGTAAACCTGAAATACCCGATCAATCTGAGTTAACAACACCAGGACAAATAGGAATGTTCCTTAATGGTGTTGAATTATTAAACTATAAGTCTAGTGATCTAGTATATTATGGTCAACTTGAAGGTATTGATGTTGCTTCTGTAGGTGATTCTAATTACGACATTATTAATCCACCTATATTACATATTGAAGATGGTGTGGGTGCAGGAACTTCAAATGTAGGTACTGGTGCAACTGGTGTATGTAACCTTACTGGTTCCTTGAAGCGTATTGATATTATTGAGAAAGGATTCGATTACATATCATCTAGTGGTAATCCAACTGTATCTATTTTTGGTGGAGAAGGTGATGGTGCAGAAGCAAAATGTAACTTATCTAGTGTTACTCATAGAGTACAATTTAACACTGCAGCAGAATACTCTGATGTAAACCTAAATGAGAATACTATTGGTTTTAGTACTCATCATAAATTAAGACCACAAGAAAAAGTTGTATATAAGAGTATAGATCAGACAGTTGTTGGTGGTTTAGTTGATAAATCGATTTATTTTGCTGGTATAGTTGATGAAAAGACAATTAAATTATTTGGTAGTTATAAAGATGCTGTTGCTGGAATAAACACTGTAGATTTTACTGGAAATGGTGAAGGTCTTCAGTTTATTGAATCATTTGATAAGAAGAATATAGTTTCTTCTGTTGAAGTTGTTAATGGTGGTTCTGGATATAAAAACAAAACACTATACTTTAGTCCTTTAGAAGTTAATATTAGTGATAATGTTTTAAACCTGAAAGATCATGGGTATAAAAACAAAGAGAGTTTAATCTTTATTAATGAAGGGGGATCATTCCCTGTTGGTGTTGCTTCAACTACAGTATATTTTGTTAAGGTTGTAGATAAAGATAATATTAGACTTGCTAGAAAGGTTGTTGTTGGTGCAGGAGAAAGTCTCTCTGAAGATTACTTCTATACTAATAATAGATTCTTTGATTTCTCCGATAGCGGAACTGGAGTACACAAATTAACTTATACACCAATTATAGTTAGTGTTGATGGTCCTATTGGAGTCCAAACATTTGCAGGGCAAGATTTTACAGCAAAAGTAAGACCAGTATTTACAGGTTCTATTGATTCAGTATCTTTAAGTAACAAAGGTAATGGTTATGGTGATAGTGAGATTATGAACTATAACCGTCAACCAGTAATTAATCTTATTAACGGTGTAAATGGTCAATTAACTCCTCTTGTATCTTCTAGTGGTGAGATTATTGACGTTATTATCAATAATCAAGGTGAAGGATATAATTCAATACCATCTTTAAAGGTTACTGGTGATGGTGCAGGTGCAATCATAAATCCAGTTGTTGTAGAAGGAAGAATTACTGAAATTAAGATTATTAATGCTGGTTTTGGTTATAAAAACACAAATACTTTTATAGAAGTTATTCCAACTGGTAGTGGTGCTAAATTTGATGCTAAAATTAAATCTTGGAATATTAATTTAGTCCAAAGACTACTTTTATCAGGTGGAATTGCTGCAGATGATGGTGTTCTTGCTCTTGGATTAGCATCAAACAAAGAAATTGAATATTGTCATGCATTTGCACCTAGAGAACTAAGAAGAAAACTTCTCTCTACATCTGTTGATGTAGATGGTTCAGTTCTTTTTAGAGCAGACATCTTTAATGAGTCAAATACTACAAAATATCACTCACCTATTGTTGGATGGTCATATGATGGTTATCCAATCTATGGTCCTTATGGATATGCTAATAGAGAAGGTGGTGCTGTAAGAAGACTTAATTCTGGTTATGAGTTAAGAGTTGATGTGTCTGGGATTAGACCTCCTTCATATGCATCTGGAACTTTTATAGAAGATTATACATTTATTGGTGGAGGAGACTTAGATGAGCACAATGGACGCTTCTGTAAGACCCCCGAATTCCCAAATGGTACATATGCTTACTTCTTAACTATAGACTCTTCACAGGAGGTTGCAGGACCGTTTGCTGGATATCTAAAACCAGTATTCCCTTATGTTATTGGAAATACTTATAAAGGTAAATCAAACCGTTATAACTTTAGTCAATTCTCTAGTTTAGACTTTATTGATATTAATGATAGTGGTTGGGTTAGATATACTAGTGATTATGCTATTAGAGGTAATAACTCTAGGTATAAAGGATTCATTCAACCTAACTTATTCAGTGAAGGATTTACTGAAGTAGTTGCTACAACACCAGGGTCTGTTGAGACTGTTAATATAATTGCACCAGGTGATAAGTATGCTATTGGTGATAACATATTCTTTAATAGTGAAGGAACCGAAGGTAGTGGTATATATGCAAGAATATCTGAATTGAATGGTAAATCTGTTAATACAATAGGTCTTAATGTTGAAGAACAAGAAGGAATTCAATTCTCTCCAATTCTTGGTAAAGGTAGATTTGTTGGATTTGGATCAACTGCTCATAATTATTCTGTTGGAGATCTTGTAAACATACAAAATCTGAATATTTTAGCAACAGAGTTTAGTAAAAGTTATACTGTTGGTGTTAGTACAAACGTATTAACTTTATCAAATGATCTTGGAACCGCAAGTGCTACAGGAATCACTACTTATATCGAAGTTGTTGGAACATTAACATTCCCAACATTGGCAGTAGATGATGTTTATGTATCAAATAATGAACAATTTAAGGTTTTAAATATTGACACACAAAACTCTAGAATTAGAGTAAAAAGAAATATTGATGGTTCTTCACTTAATCAATCACACTTAGCAGGTGATTTATTCTCTGAAAAACCAAACAAGTTCACTATCAATACTGGTTATACTACAACAACTCAGTACAAACTAGATAGATCTCTTTATTTTAATCCAGAAGATTCATTTGGTCTGATAAGTGAGAACTTAGTATTATATTCTGATCCTGTATCTGCAACTCTTAGTGGAAGTACTTGGAGTAAAGCAGAAGTTGGTAATGGAATAGGAACAGTAACATTTTACCATTCTAAGACTCCAGATGGTAATATTTCTGCTGCTAAGGTTGGAATTGCTACAACAACATCTGCCACAGATACTATTGTAATTCAAAATGGTTTATTTACACTTTCTGGTAATGTTCATACAGCATCTGCATTCTTAAAAGGTGATCTAGGTGGAGAAGAAGTATGGATGATTCTTCATGATACTGCAGTAAATGTTTACTATCATCAAAAGGTAACTCTTACTAGAGAGTGGAAGAGATTTAAATTAACCACACTTACCAATGCTAACCCACATAGAATGAAGTTTGGTGCTGATGGTATTGCTGTAGGATCAGGAACAACAATTAGAGCAACTTTAAATAGCACACCTACCTTCTATGTTGCAGGTGTACAAGTAGAGCAAAGTGAGTGGATGTCTCCTTACATATCAACTTATGATACTCAAGTTTTAAAATCTGCTAAAAAAGTCGGTAAAACATATTATCAAAATCCAGGCGCAAACGTAGACAGTTTTAGTCCTCGTTTAGATGCAATTCATATTCCTGGACATGGTTTATTAACAGGAGAGAAGATAATTTATAATGTTGGTGCTGGTGGTAGTGGTCCTCAAGTTAGTGTTGGATCAACTAATTACTGGTTAACTGATGATACAACGTTATATGCTGCTGTGATAAATCAAGACTTTATTGGTATATCAACCAATCAAGTTGGTGTAGGAACGACTGGAACCTTTGTTGGTATTGGTACTGATGATATTGGAATCTTAAGTATTGACAGTTTTGGATCTGGTAAAGAACACTACTTTAGGACTTCTTATACTGATACCATTACTGGTGATATTGTTAAGAAAACAGCAACAGTTGCTACTGCTGATACACATGGATTAACTGATGGTGATACAATTAATATTGAAGTTAAGTCTGGCATAACAACAACATTTATTGTTAAGTATGATGATGGTAATAGAAGATTATTGATAAATCCAGTGGGTTTTGCTGAAACCAATGTTAATACTACTAATAACTCCATTACCATGTATGGTCATGGATATAGACAAGGTGAGAAGGTTCTTCATAACTCAGCAGCACCTTCTGGTGGATTAGAAGATTCTAGGATGTATTATGTCATTGTTATTGACGAAGATACTATTAAATTATCGGATTATTTTTATGAGAAATTAAGTTCTGCTGATGATTTATCAATTGTTGGTATAACTACAAGTTCTTATGGTAGGTTGAGTGCAATCAACCCAGAAGTTCAAGCATATAGAAATAATACAGTTGTATTTGATATATCAGACAGTTCTTTAGCAAATAGTGGATTCCCTGCATTTGATTTTAATCTTTATACTGATGATACGTTTACTAATCCATTCTTTACAGTAGAAGAGAATGTTGGAATTAGTACTTTAACACTTGATTTCCAAGTTTCTAAAAATGGTATTATAGGTCAGCAAAATGCTAACTTAACTTTAATTATTGATGAGAAAACACCTTCTAATCTCTATTATGGTGTTGAACCTCTTAGGAATGCTGGTGCATCCGCATCTAAGGTAGAAGCATTTAGTGATGAATTTAATATTATTAACCCAAATAGACTAACTATTGTTGATAGTAAGTTTGATGGTAGTAAAACTATTAGTGGAGTAACTACTAATTCATTCAATTATACAATACTGGAGACTCCTGAGAGAAGTACTTATAATACAGTTAATGGTGAAGCAGCAATTAAATATACAACTGATTCAACATCTGCTCGTGGTCCAGTCGGAAAGATATCACTAGATTCCACAGGAAGAGGATATAAAAAATTACCATATCTTGATAGAGTTGTTAGTATTGCAGGAACTGGAGCATTATTCCTTCCTAGAAGTACTAGTATTGGTCAATTAAGTGAAGTTGTCTTAACTGATATTGGATTTGACTATCCACCTGATACTACATTAAGACCTGCAGCAGCATTACCTGCAACTTATAAAATTGAACCACTATCTAAATTCCAACTTGTTAGAATTAAAGATCCAGGAATTAACTACTTTATACCACCAGATATCGTTGTTGTTGATGGTTTTACTAAGCGTGTTAATAGTGAAGCATTCTTAAGATATAATGTTGGTGATACTGAAGTAGAAGTTGTTAGAAATACAACTGGTTTATATAATGTTACTCCAATTCTAATGCCAGTTAATAATCCTAATGGTACAAGGATTGATACACTAACCTTTAATAATATTAGTAAGGATGTTCAGGTTGCTTTTGCTGTAACATTCTCTACTGCAGAAGAATTCCCATTTGCTGTTGGTTCTGAAGTAATTGTTGAAAATACTAATGTACAAGCAGCATTCCCTGGTAGAGGATATAATTCATCTGCCTATGAATATCAGTTATTTACATTAACTGAGGCAGACCCAAATATTGGAGGAGACTTCCCAACAATTACCTTTAATATTAAAGATATGTTGAATCCTGGAGAAGATCCTGGATTATTTGATAGTTTTGATTCATTTGGAACAGTAACACCTAAATCATACTTCCCAACATTTGAAGTATTTCTGGAAAAGGATTCATTTGCAAAGGGTGAGGTTATAACCGCTCAAGATAATAATACAGGTGTAGTTCAAGAGTATGATACAAAGAACGAATTCCTTAAAGTAAGATCTTCAGACCAATTTACTGAAGGTGATGTTATTATTGGTCAATCTTCTCAAAACCAAGGTTTAATATCATCTGTTGATGGTATTAGTGGTCAGTATAAAATTAGTTCTAATAGTATAACCAAAAAAGGATGGCAGAAAGATACTGGTAAGTTAAATAGATTCTTCCAGAGAATGCATGATAATGACTATTATCAGTATTTCTCATATTCTGTAAGATCACCAATATCTTTAGAAAAATGGGATAATTTAGTTAGTAACTTAAACCATACTTCTGGATATAAAAAGTTTGCTGAATTATTAGCAGATTCTTACGATCCATCAATAGTTGGAATGGGTACTGGACAAGATCTTAATGCATTTATTGCAGTATCTGACTTAACAAGTGTTGTTGATCTTAATACTATTCAAGATTTTGATACTGCAAGAGAAAAATCAATTACAGTTGAGAATAAATTAGTATCTAATGAGATTCTTTTTGGATTACCATTCTTAGCAAAATATCAAGAATTTATTGGTAATAGAGTTCTTCCTATTGATGACTTTAGTGATGATTTTGATGGTAACAAGAGAAATTTTGGGTTATTCTGTCAGAATAAACCAATTTTTGATATTACCTTTGATGGAAGTGATTCTGCTATTGTAAATGTTAGTGAAGAGTCTATTAATCTTGGAAATCATTACTTTGTATCTGGTGAGGAGATTGATTACATTCCACCTAATAATGACTTTGCTAATGCGATTGATATTGATGCTACAGACTTTGGTCCAGGAATAGGAACTACTACTAAGTTGCCAGGATCATTCCATGTTGTTAAATTAGATAATCAAAAAATTCAGGTTGCAATATCTGCTACAGATTCTTTAAGGTTTAATCCTGTAGTTGTTGGTATTAATAGTGTTGGTATTGGAAGCACTCATAGATTTAAAGGAAAGGAACCAAATAATAGATTACTTATAACAGTTAATGGTACAATTCAATCCCCAATTGTATCTACTGCAGTAACAACTGCTGTAGGATCTGTTGCTGTTGGTATCGCATCTACAGAGATGAATGTAAGTGGTATAACATCTATCTTCAGTGGTGATCTAATCAAGGTAGACGACGAGTTAATGCTTGTTGCTGGGATTGACAAACCAAACAACTTATTGACCGTTAGAAGGTCATGGATGGGTAGTATAGCAGCAACTCATACTGGATTCTCAACTATTACTAAATTTACTGGTAATTATAATATTGTTGACAATGATATTCATTTCTCTGAAGGATTATGGGGTGATATTCCAGTTGGAATGGGAACAACTGGTAGTAGTAATGAAATTGATTATACTGGACTTACAACTAGCAGTAGATTTAGTGGAAGAGTATTTTTAAGATCTTCAATTAACGAAGCATTTACAACTAGTTTTGTTAAAGCATATGATAATAATCTCGTATTTGATGATTTATCAACAAAATTCAATGGTATTACAACATCATTCATCTTACAAAATAAGGGACAGGATATTGATACAATTACTGCTGGTAATGCAATTATATTAATCAATGATATATTCCAAGGTCCACAAAGACTTGGTAACCAGATTACAACAATTCCTGGTGACTATAAGATTGAACAACACAATGGAGATACTCAGACGCTTCTAGGATTCAATGGTGAGGTATCTGATTATAGTAAGAATGAAGATATTAATGTCAATGATGTTCCAAGAGGTGGAATTATTGTTAGTGTTGGATCTACTGATGGTTATGGATTCCAACCTCTAGTTGCTGCAGGTGGTACTGCAATTGTCTCTAGTGCTGGTACTATTACTGGTATTGGTATTGGTCTTACTGGATCTGGATATAGATCTGGATTACAAACAGTTGGTGTTGCCATTCAAACTAGAAGTGTAGGAATAGC